CAAATCTGTCAGACTTGAAACACAAATACAAGTTTTAGAACAAAGAATGTGGGAAATAGACACACTTGATGATAGAATTACTTGGTTAGAAAGTAATAGATAAGGTTAAGTAGTAATGGGTAAAACAGTAAGCTGGCAGTGGGGAGGTAAAACTTATAGTGGTACTTTCATTAGAGAAACTAAAACACATATTTTTGCTAGAACTAAAAATGGAAAAATTAAACGAATCGTTAAAAAGAAAAAACAATAATGCCGTTACCTGGTGCATATGTTAACAGAAGTAATACAATTGGTCAGTATTGTAGTAATTGCGAATATTATTCTAATAACTATTGCGTTAAATTTCAGGAACAAGTAGCACCATATGGTTGGTGTGCAGTATGGGAACCAATAGATGAAGTACGAAGTTCTTAGAGTAAGTAGCCAAAAAGACTCTACATCAGGTTTGCTATTTGAAGTCAACAATAGTAAACGTACATTTCTTTGTTATACATTAGAAGATGAACAACGTGATGTTAAAGTCTGGGGTGAAACACGTATACCTGCTGGTACTTACAAGCTAGGTTTACGTACTGAAGGTGGTTTTCATAACCGTTATCTGTCCAGATATGGTGCAGACTTTCATAAAGGTATGATATGGGTGCTAGATGTACCTGGCTTTGAATGGATACTATGGCATTCAGGTAATACAGATGAGAATACTGCAGGTTGTTTGCTACTGGGTAATTCACAAGAAAGTAACCTTGTGAAAAAAGATGGGTTTATAGGTGCTAGTCGTGATGCATATAAGCTTGTGTATCCTCGTGTATTAGCTGCTATTGAATCAGGATTAGATGTAGAAGTAGAGTATATAGATTATGATGGTGATGTTAAAGAAATATCTAATAAGTCAACTGATGATGTCATACTTACAAGTACAGTTATGGAAAAATTACAAGAAATAAGTGGTGAAGTTCAAGTTTTATCTGCTAAACTAGACGGCAGGAGAATTACATAATGCCAAAAAATATGCCTTTTAAAGGTTCTAAAAAACTCGGAAATGAATTTGACCCAGATATAGTGGGCGAAGATGGATTAGATTTTGATGAAGCTAGTTCTGAATTAGATATTGATTATGGTGATGCAGATAAAATTGAAGGACAAGGTTTTGATAAACTAGCTAATCAAACACAAATAGAAAATTTTGGTACACAAACTGTAGATAGAGTTTCTGGTAGAGAAGGTAGTAGTTACTCTGATTTTATAAGTAAAGCTAGTGTTAGTAAATTACAATCTTTAAAAGGTATGTTTCAAGGTGATAAAGACGTACTAAATATTATTGATGAAGAAATAAATAGAAGAGCTGAATTAAAAACTAAAATTCCTGGCTCACCATCAGGTATTAAAAACGCACAAATAGCTGAATCAGCTGCTCCTAAATACTATACAGAATCTGAAATTAAAAAAGGTACAGCATTTTATAAAGAAGAACTTGCAACTATTGATAAGTATTTGACAGAAATAGAAGACATAGACCCTAAAGTACGTGCTGCATTAGCAGAAGAAGCTGCTGAATTAGAAACTAATTTAGAAATAGAAAAAGCTATGTTTGGTCAACCACTTGAAGAAGCTGCAGCTGTAGAAAGTGTTATAAAAGCTGGTATTAAACAACCAGAAATATTAGCTGACCTTGATGAATCTATTGATAAATCAGGTAAAACTGTTTTAGAATCTATGACTGAAGATGTAGGCAAAGCTACTTCTGAAAATTTTTATGATAAAACATTTGAACAAACACAATCAGGATTAACTAGCAAAGATGCTAAAAGTTATGTAAGAAATATGTCAGAATATTGGGGTGAAACTAAGGGTATTCTTGGTGATGCAGGTCCTGTACAAATAGAAAAAACAATTGTTAAAAAAGGTGATGTATTACCTACTGGTGGTAAAGCTAAAAAAACAAGTTTACGAAATGTTGAAATGGCTATGCCATTAGATGATAGACAAATTATAGCTGGACAAAAATTAGTTCGTGAAAAAACTAGTGCTGAAAAAAAGATTACATTTTTAGAAGACCTTAGTAAAAAAATGCATTTACAGGGTCTTAGTACTCCTGAATCTGCAGCTGAAATAAACCGTCTTAAAAAAGATGTAAAAAATATGGAAAGCACTCTTAAAAAAATGAGGCAAAACCTTATGCCTATAGCTGCTGATATGCCTGGTGAAACATTTCTAGGTAAAATAGATAGAGGTAAAGCATTTCCTGTTAAAGAAAGTACTAGTAAAGCTGGTAGCTATTATCTTACTGCTACTTATGAAGATGAATTAAATAAATCAAAAACTGGTATTAAAAAAGAACCTACTCCAGATTTTACTGCTGAATTTACAAGACAAAATCCTAGAGTTGCTGCTGCAACTAGAGGCGCACCAGACCCAGGTTCTCCATTAGGAGTAAACAAACCAGCATCTTCAGTTAAAGCTACAGATTTAGGTGACATAAAGCAATCAAAATCATACGTTAAAAAATATGAAGAAGCTTATCCAAAAATTTTAAAAACATTAATAGCTGATGCAGGACAAGTAGTAGACAATTTAGCTAAAGCAGACCCAGCTCTTATTAAAAAAGCAGCTGCAAGTGCTGCTATAATCGCTAGCAATTTTGCAAAAAGAAATCCTAACATCTCAGCAGGATTAATGTTATACTCAGGATTAGTAAATCGTAATAAAAAAGAAGAGGATTATTTTAAATAATGAATGCTGAATATAAAGTTATATTAGAAAAAACTGTATGGACATTTGTTGAAGCATTTATATCTGCATTAACAGTTGCTCCATTAGTTGGTGTAGATGCAGAGGCTTTACAGTTAGCTGCGTTATCAGGTGGTGCAGCAGCGTTAGTGGTTGTTAAAGAGTTTGCTAAAAAACAATTAGTTAAACCTGTTAAAAAAGTAAGTAAGTAATGAGAAAACCTAAAATATCAAAGAATCCAGATTTAAAGGATTTAAATTATACTCTTAGAGGTAGAGGTGATATGCATGCACTTGATAGAGTTGATAAGTATACATCAAGAAAATCAGCTAAGAAAAAACCTGGTATAAAAGATTATGTAGATATTGCACATACTATGTTACAGTTATCTGTTTTTGGAGGTTTAATAAAAGACAGACCACCAGAACTTTTAGAACCTTTAATACCTACATGGGAAGATAGAAATCCTAGCAACAATAAAACAAAGTTGAATCCGTAATGGCTAAAACTAAAAAACAATATTTAGAAAATATAGCTACACTTAAAGCTACAGGTCAAGGTTATGCTGGACTTGGTAAAACAGAATTAAAACGTAGACAATATCAAGCTAAAATGTTAACTAAAAAAGCTGATGCTCAAGCTACTCAATATGAAAGTTGGGCTAATGCTATAGCTAACAGTAGTTATATAGATATATTTAATGATGAAAAATGGGCTAGAGAAAAAGCTGCAGGTTATCGTAAAATAGAATCACAATTTGATAAACAATATAGCAAGCTTATGAAAGGTAAAGTTACTGGTCAAAAAGTAACACATTCTCCTGCTGATTTGCGTTCAAAAATATATTCTAAAAATGTTAAACCTAGACAACCTAAAAATAAACTAGGTCGCTAAGACTTTTTAATCGTTAAATTCTCTTTTTAAAAAACCTTTAAGTAAATCTCTGTAGGCTTTACTATGTCCACTAGATTGCCTTCCATCATATATATCATGGTGCCATTTACATAATATTGCCACATTATTTAAATCAAACTTACGTGACTTACTACCACCCATACCTATACCTTGTATATGAGCTAGCTCTAACCATTTATTATCGTTACAATACGCCCATTCACAGCGTCCTCCAGCCCTTTTAAGAGCTTCTTCTCTTATTGGTGATAAACTTTCCATCATACTTTATACATTGTATATTTTAATGTAATCTCCTCTCCTGCTTTTATAGGTTTAATAGGAAACAAATGACTGACTATTGTGCCATCGAATCTTTTAATTTCACAATTAGGTGTTTCACTATGATTAATAAAACCTCCTAAAGGTGTACGAAATACTTCTCCTACTTCTTCGTACCATACATGTGTTACACCTAAAGAAGTTTCTAAATCTTTTATTGCTTTAAGTGTAAACAAACCTAAGCCATCTATAGGTGACTTTTTAATAGTCATATAACTAGGCAAAGGTCTGTATGTATTGTTACTCATTAGATATTAAAGTACTTTCCTTTTGGTAAATTCCAGGCCTTCATTACGTCAAGCCACCTAACTCGTAAGTTATCTGGTGAACCTTCGTATATTGTATTAGATATCTTCATAAACATACCTGTTGTACATTTATTATCTTCATAATATATCTTTGATTCATTGTATGACATTAGTTTTTCTATGTAATCTAATGTACGTTGTGTTACTTCACCATGGTCAGGTTTACTTGTTGGTCGCATAGCATTGTCTATCAGTGTAAAGTTTTCACCTGTAGCTACAGTAATACGTCTAGGACATAATTTAGATTTACGTATAGTATTCATTGAATGAGATAGTGTTATGTCACATGTTAATGTTTCTCTGTCAATATTATAACTAACCCATATAGGTGTATTATTATCTGTTACTCCTAGTAAACGTTTACCTCCAAATCTATCAAGACTTGCAGCTAATTTTATTTTTTTATTTGTCCACCTTCTAAATCGTTCTGTAGATTCTTCAGGTGTTCTGTGGTATACAGCTTCTTTAGATGCAAATGTTTGCATTATTCCTCCTCTAATTGTCCTAGATGAAAGTTATAATCTACGACAAACTTATCCATTAAAAACCTAAGCTTTGCCATGTCTGGTGGTATGTTAAACACATCACTACCACATGCCTGGTCAAATTGCTTTGCCCATACTTTCATAAACTTAGGATTATTAAATATATTTATTTTGTTTATATCAATTTTCTGGGATGCCATTTTCTAACTCCTTTTCTAAATCATTAATACATTCGTCACAATATTTAATTCTTGTAAAATTAGTGAAGTATGCATTACC